TTATAGTCTAAAAAAAAGGGGTTAGCCTTTAGGTATTTTAGACATAAAAGGGAATGGAGCGTCTTCCAACGCGTTTTGAATTGCTGAAACAGCAGCCGAAGCTCCTGCAATAGCTGCAGCCATAATCGTATCTGCTTCAAACATCCCTGCTTGATTAGCCACTAACACTGCTACGAATGTTTGGGCAAATGTTCTTCCTGCTCTAATTAAAGCAGTTCTCATATAATCTGGCATAATGTACATTATTCCTCTCTGCCAAAAGTTGCAGACCAGGTTATTTCCCCTACAACCCCATCAATATCTAAATTGTTATGAGCTTGTATTTGTTTGCACCTTTCAGCGTCTTCCTTTTTAAAATAGCCATCTACCACCAAACCTCCTGCTTGATCTTGCCAAGCTGCGACATCATCTCCTCTTAAATTAGGATATGTGTAAAATAATTTTCTTCCTGTAAATGGTGCTATCTGTCTAGCGTTCTTTTTTTTCTGCAAAGGTATACTTCCATGTATTGAGATCTAAGATACCTGTCTGCTCTATATCAAACTTTGCTTGTACTTTTTTAACCGCCCCTTTTGTTCCATTACCAAACCAACCATCTGCACCTATACCAATTTTCTTTTGCCATAGTTTGATGTCTTGGTGTTTTATCATTGGGGTCTTAACCATAAAAGGACCATGAAACTCAGGTACACCTGAAAAGTCCCATATATATGATTTTTTTTCTACTTCTGTTTTGCCCTCAATGTAATCGTAATCTTTGTATTCAACTGTAACTAGACTTCCTGAAAGAATAGCATCTCTAATTTTCGGGTAGACAAATTTATATGCGTCAACGCTACTGCCGACAAACCCATCTTTTTTCACAAGATTACTTGTTTGTGAATTTCCTAAAATTAAACAACCAGAGGTCGACTCATCGGTATTTCCTGTATGCCATAAAATATACTCGAATCCAGGAACTTCATTTACATAGATCATGCCACGATGCCAATCAGCACCATATTTGCTTAAATAGCGTGAGTGAAAGCCTCCAACGCTGCGAAGTGTTAAGTTGTAAATACCTTCAGGAATTCTTGTTTCGTGTTTTACTTTTTGTGCCCTGTATTCGTCTTCAATGGTGTAGCAAAGGAATTCTCTTTTGCCATCTGTGACATCAAATAAAACACCACTTGTAGAATCTATTTGAGAACTTATTCTAAGTACTTCTAGTTTCATACCTTTATTCTTGCACCACTTTGTCTGTATTGCAAGTATATATTATTAAGTTTTTAGTACTTGATAGTTGTGAAAACCTTGTTTATCCACTGTGAATGTGGTAATACCAGGTTCAGAAGTTAGCCCTAATGTGTTCTGTACCCACAGAGATCCACCATCTAAAGCGGGAGCTTGTATGTGCGTAACTCCACCTTCAGTAAGTATTGATTCGTGATGAAAATGTGCGGATAAGAGTATATCACACTGACCAGCAGGAAGCTTAGCTTTTGCTTGTCTTTCCAACCATCTATGAGCTTTCATAGAGGCACCACCAGCACCTGTTCTGAATTGATGACCATGAGCGAATGTCATTATAGTTCCATTCACATCTAGAGTAACTGAAAGATCCTGTTCAGGTATAACAAACTTAATATGCCCATAAGACTTTTTATTTGCTTGAAACACCCTAGCTGCATTATCTGCAATAACTAAGTCAAAGTTATCAGCAAAGTCTGTATAAGCTTTTCCATTTTTACGATTTTCTCCATGGTTACCAGCGACTGAGACGCATACAACTTCTTTGAACAAAGGAGCTAATTCTTCTAAGTACTTAACTAATAAGTTTGTACCAAGCATAATTTGATCTCGTTGGTTAAGCTGGACTGAGAAGGTTTGCATCGAGTAAAACCCATCACACCCCTCGACTAAATCGCCTAAACATGCGACAACACATTTGTTAAAAGTTACACCTTGTTTTCTTAAAGCTTTAACTCTTTCTTTAGTTTGCTCTATACCTTCGAGAACTCTTTTAGTTACACCTTCTACACCATCTCCATCTTCTTTTCCAAGTTGCCAATCAGATAATGCTACTAAAAATGTATAATCTCCTTTTTCAGTAGATATCTTTGGAGTTTTCTTTCTTACTTGCTCTACGAGTGGCTTAACATCATAATAAGGATTAGAACCTTTTTTAACAATGTCAGCTTTGTAATAGTGCATTCGCTGAACATTTCCCTCTCCCATATTGGTATCCCAACCTCTATAGTTGACTGTATTGTTCAGTACTTCGAATTCTTCGGGATCAAATCCCCATTCAGCTAAATGTTCGTCCCATATCTTTTTACTTGGTTTCTTTTTAGATTTAATCTTGGCTTGCCCTAAGCCTTTTTTCTCATCCCATTCAACGCCTGTTTCTAAACCTTTTTTCTTTTCGGATTTAGTTGTCTCGACATCATTTTGTTTTTTGATTAAATCATTGAGTTCTTCATTGAACTTACCCATTATTAATCTGTCTCCAACGCTTTACTGATGAATCAGAGATAACATAGCCAAAGTTTTTAAGTACAGTTGCTATATTTCTAGCTGAGTAGTTGGAATTTCCAAGTGCTTTTAACAAATCTTCTTTAAAAGCTTTGTCACATTCTGAAAGAATTACATCTATTTTTGATCTAGATACAGTAGTTGTTTTGATTCTTTCTGTTTCAAGTGCTTTTAAGAATGATTTTTCGCCCTGTTGCGAAGCCATTACTCTTGTTCTTCTGCTGTAGGTTGATTTCCACCTACTATTTGCTGTATTAAGCCATTTAAACGCTTAATCTCAGTATCTCTACTAGCAAGCTCAACTGAATGATTTGCAAATTGCATTTTCATTTCATTAACAATGCCTAATAATTGATTCTTTTCAGCAACTAATGTGTTATATTGGTCAACTAATTGCTGTACTTGGTCTGTAGGCACCGCTTGTTGGTCACTTGTAGGCTGTTTATCTTCTGCCATGAGTTCTCCTTAAGTTCGTTTATAAGGTTAATTGTAGCACACTAGATAGTGCATACAGGTATTTGATACTAAAAATTAGTAAAGTTTTTTACAACCACACTGACATTTGTCAAAATCTTCAATGTGCATGATTGCGTCTGATGTTATTGTTGAAGGAACCCTACTTGTCACTTGACTTCTTTTAAGTAGTTCTGCTTCTAAAGCGTAATTATTACCCATAATACTATGGTACTAGAAAAATACACTCTCCAGGGCATTCTTCCATAGCTTCTTGAACTATATCTTCTTGCCCTTTAGGTACTTGAGCAAGACCTTCAGCACCCTGATCGTTATTATGAATATTGCTAAATATTTTAAGATCTCCAAAATTTCCCACTGTTTCTTGGACATAAGCTAACCCATCATTCTGCATAATGAATACATCAGGAGCTATCTCTGCACATAATCCATCTCCTGTACATAAATCTTGATCAATCCATACTTTCATTTAAGTTTTCTTCTAAACCTTCTTGTTATATCTCTGTATCCACCTGTGAACTTAGATCTTAAAGCTGTTTGCTCTGAAGTAATCAAGTCGTGGTCTTCTGCAGTAGCAATTCTATTATTATGAGAATACTTTTCTCTTTTAAAAGGAATTACATGCAGAAATGGAGTACCTCTTTTAAGTATAGTATCTCCTTCTGTGTGCCATATACCTGGAAAGTTTATCTGGTTAAAGCTGTCTGTTTCTACAATTCCTGGAATAAGAGTGTAATTGTCTTGTTTATGTAATTGTGGTGCCATGAATAGTGTAGACCAACCAGGAGGAGTTTTAAACCACCAAGGACTTATAAACTTTAAAGGATGTCTATGATCGTTTTCTTGATATGGGTAAGTAGGAGCTTGTTCAAAGTTGTGAAACTCTATAATTCCTATATCTAATTGATTGTTTTCCCAATGTATCCTGTCATCAATTTTTTGTATAAGTATGTCCGACCATAAAGGTATTATGTATCCTTCTGTTAAGTAATCAATAACAGCAGGACATTTTTTAATTGTATGACCTGTAAACTCTTTTATCCACTCTCCTACTCTTGGAAATGGTGCGTTGTAATCAGGTATATCTGTTCCCATATTTTGGAACCAATCAGGAAGCATTTGTCCTGCAGGTACAGGGGGAGCTATTTCTAATAAAGGTTTATGAGGAGTTATGAATTCTATATTTGGAGTTTTTACTTTGAAAACCATTTATTCCTCAATACTTTCTTTGGTCTTCTTTCTATAGCAGTAGGATAAAGCTGATTAGTCTCTCTTCTATTTTTAGAAACATTAGCTATCTGTCTCCACTGTTTTTGGAAGTCTTCATTCCATTCTTGATATTCTAGTTTTACAGGTTTAGAAAACAAAAGATTNAACATTGTCATATCATGACTTAAATATAATTCTTCTACACTTGTATCTACCCACTCGAAAGCCCAAGATAAACCACGAGTCCAACCATAAATAGGCATAAAACCACCAACAGTTGCTATGGGCATAGCTCTACTTACATTTCTATCAGAAGGGACAACATCTACCCAAACTTCAGGATCATCTGTTAAAAGCATAAAAGGAAGAGCAATCTGCATGACAGGAACATCAGGACTACCCCATGCATCTTTTTCTTCTAGTATGAAATCTGTGA